TAGAGATTCTATGGGAATGATTAGAACTGTTCCTTTTGAAAGTATTGATATGAGCCAAGGGCAGTGGTTAGTTCTTACTCGTACAAATTATTTCTTAGAAAGAGTAGCGGAAGAAGTTAAAAGAAGAGGACATTTATTTGAAAAGAATAATGGCTCTTCTATTAGTCCTCAGATTCTTCAAGCTTATAGGTCTTGGAGAAAACTTCAACGTCAAGAAAATGTTTCTTATGATGAGGCTAAAAATTTATATCAATATATGTCGTTAGGAGATAGTGGAGTAACTCGAGGAAAGAAGACTTTACCTGGAGCCAATCAAGAAGAAAGTTTTAACTACCAAGAACTTTGTAGAAATTGGGGGTTAAACTTATCGATTCAAAGCCCTTGGGACACTGTCCTTACAAAAATTACAGGGTTCGAAAGACTATACATACAACAAATCCTTGACAGAGGTCATGACTTAGATGAGAAAGCAAAGATAAAACTTTCTACAATTCATGGAGCAAAGGGAGGAGAAAGTCAGAATGTAGTTTTATTTTCTGATTTATCTTACCGAATTAGTAAAACACTTTGGTCAATGCGGGACGAAGAAAGAAGAGTTTTTTATGTGGGTTTAACCCGAGCAAAAGAAAATCTTTATATAGTACCTTCATCTACCAAGTATGAATTTGAGGAGATATTATCATGAGGTTTCAACAACAATTAGATTTATTAAGAGGAGATAATTTACCTACATGGGAGCCACCAACAGAGTTTCCTGACCCTAAACAAATCACAGAAATATGTATAGATTTAGAAACTTATGATCCCGAATTAAAAACGAAAGGCCCTGGTTGGGCAACGGGCAGTGGATTTATAGTAGGTGTTGCTATTTCAACTCCAGGCTTTAATGGTTATTTTCCTACTCGCCACCAAAGAGGTGGAAATTTTGACGAGTCCATGGTAAAAAATTGGTTAAAAGATGTATTCAAAAATGATCCTGATGTTATCTGCCACAATGCTAGTTATGATATTGGTTGGCTTAGACAATGGGGCGTTGAGTGCAACTGTAAAATCTATGATACAATGATCGCTGCTCCTCTGATTGATGAGAACAGATTCAGTTATGCTTTAAATTCTTTAGGTAAAGATTATTTAGGAGAAAGAAAATACGAAACAGGACTTGACCAATTTGGAAAAGATTTTGGTTTTAATCCTAAAGAACATATGGATTGGGTGCCGGTAGAATATGCTGCTCCTTATGCGGAGAAAGATACAGACTTAACTTTAAAACTTTGGAACATATTTAAAATTGAAATACAAAAACAAAATCTTAATGATATCTTTCAATTAGAAACAGATCTTCTTCCTCTCCTTATTGAGATGAAATGGAAAGGTGTTCGTGTTGATATGGAAAGAGCCGATCAAGTTAAGAAGTATTTTAAAAAAGAAGAAAAGAAAATCTATTACAATATTATGAAAGAAACGAATATTGATTTCTCAGACAGAGACATTTGGACAGCGACGGCTATTCAAAAAGTTTTTGATAAAATTGGTGAGGAGTATGAATTAACAGAAAAATCTAAACAACCAAAGTTTGATAAAGCTTTTTTAAATACGCACTCTAATCCTATTGTTAATTCTATAGTGAGAGCTCGTGAATTTAATAAAGCACATACAACTTTTGTAGATACTTTTATTAAACATGAAGTTAATGGAAGAATCCATGCAGAGATTCATCAAATGAGAGGTGATGATGGGGGAACGGTCAGTGGTCGAATGTCTATGAGTAATCCTAATTTACAACAGATACCAGCTAGAGATCAATTAATTGGTCCTATGATCAGATCTATCTTTATTCCTGAAGAAGGAACGAAGTGGGGAACGTTTGACTATTCACAGCAAGAGCCAAGACTTTTAGTTCATTATGCTAAACACAGAGATTTAGATGGAGCAGATACTTTAATTAAATTTTTTAAAGATGAAGGCACAGACTTTCATCAGGTGACAGCAGACATGGCTGGTATATCTAGAAAAGAAGCTAAGACTATTGGACTAGGTTTAATGTATGGAATGGGATTAGCGAAGCTCGCTGCTTCTTTAGATATTACAGTAGAACAAGCAAAACAATTAAAGAAAACATACAATGAAGGCGTGCCTTTTTTAAAAGACATCATTAGTTTAGCTACTAGGCACACGGACCAACAAGGTCATATGAGAACTCTTCTTGGACGCAAGTGTCGTTTTGAATTATGGGAGAGCAGAGACTTTGAAGATAAAACAGTTTCAAACTACGAGAATGCGTTAAAGAAATGGCCTCTTAATCAAATTAAAAGAGCTCATACTTATCGTGCTCTTAATCGTTTAATACAAGGTTCGGCAGCAGATCAGACCAAAAAGGCAATGGTTGAATTATGGAAGGCTTTCCGCGTTATTCCTATGATTCAAATCCACGATGAATTAGATATCTCCGTTGAAGATGAGACCCAGATACAAGGTATCAAAGATGTTATGGAGTCTGCTGTTGAACTTCACGTACCTTCAAAGTGTGATGTGGAACTAGGTAAAAACTGGGGAGAAATAAAATGAACATAGATAAAAAATCAGAAGAAAGTGTCTACTCAAAGCTAAAAATATATACCTTTACAATGGATGGTTTGGTTTACACTGATGAATTAACAGGAGAACTAATGATAGAAAAATATGACTTAACAGGAGAACTAATGATAGAAAAATATAAGGAGGAATCAAATGATCATTGCACTACTTATACTTAATACACTACTGTTGGTGCTTATAGCTCTTATGGTATGGATCATAGGAGATAGGCAAGCGACAATTCATAAGGATAAACTTAAATGAGATTATCTTATCAAGACGGAAAGTTTTATTGTACTTTTACAGATGATGAGCATGATAAAATGGAGAAGCATAAACCTTTAGAATTAAATCTAGGATTAATTAAAGTTTTACATGATGATATATCTTTAGTCTCTAGCCAACAATGGAAGTATGCTTTTTATGCAGATAAGAAGTCTCAAAAAAACAAGAGTAAAAAATAATTTTTAGCCTATCTTCTGGGCATGATGAATCTCACAGATAGTGCTAAGAACCACTTCCTAAACTTCTTTAGCATTTTATTTAAAAATAACCCGGATAATGATTTAAAAAATTACTGTAAAGCTGAATATGGTAATGATTGGCAATGGGCTTATACTGAATATCTAAACTACAATGAATTTCCTAAGTCATTTAAAAGAAGATCTATATAAAGTTTATTCCAGGTAGTTCAAACGCATCAATACAACTCAAATCTATTTCTACAGCTTTACCTTTTGTATAGTTTAGCAAATTTTGTTCTATGGCATTGGCATATCGTACGCACTTTTCGTAGCTATCAAATCCTGACGGTCCTGATACTCTAATACAATCGTTTGTAGCTACACAAAAAAATCCTACTAAAAAAAATTTAATAATCATATATAAATCTACTTATAAACTTTTAAGTACCCCCTGTATGCTTCTTAAAAAAGAAAAAAAAATCAAGCGTTTTCAACGATTTTAGCTAAGGACTCACATCTACCTGGGGTTTGTGTTCTCCATTGTGAGTCTCGCATTTCAACTGCTGCTTGTACAAAGTTCTTTTCAGAGAGAGCTTTCCACATATTTTTAAATTTCGAAACGCCAGTTTTTCCAAGCTGAAAAACCATTTCAACAATGACATGCTGAATATTTTGAGGGAGCTCTAAATTTCCAATTAATTCTTCTGCTCCAGCAGCTGCTCTGTTTAAATCTATATCAAATAAATCTTCGATTTCTTGTTGAGATAAAGTCACACCTTCTTTGTATCTTTCTTTTTCATGTGGTTGTACAAGGTGACCTATACCAATGGTAGCCTTACCCAGACTATCTAAATAGACGATTTCGACGCACCCTTCATGGAGACGTACTCTGTCCTTAAAAATTTTTGTGAGGTCTATCAATTAGTCTACGCCACTCGTGCTTTTAATTGGTCAAATTCTTGTCGTGTTATAGTGGAGTCTAGATTAATGTCTTTGTAAGTTTCAAAATTCATCATTTGTGTCATAGGTTGTTTAAATCTATCTATGTCTTTTTGTGTAATTTCAGCTAACATTGTGTTATTCTTAGATGAAATAATTCCATCATAAATTTTATCAGCGTTTGCTTGAAGATAAGCTAAATACTTATCCGCTATTTCTGGTTTATTTTCAAATTTAACTACCCCTTCGCTTAGTTCTTTAATTTCATTAGGCTCAATAGTAGGCCCTACTCTTTTTACTAACTCAGCTAAATAATTATCAAAAGATTTTTTATTATCTGATCTAGGAGCATAAATATTTAAAAATCCTTCTGTGCTTCTACCATCTCCTACTATTTCAGAAATTCTATTAACCCCCGTTTTTAACCCAACATCTAAGTCTTCAAAACTTGCAAATCTTTGACCGTCATCTCCTCCGTATCCAGGCGTTGCTCCCTCTTGATTTCTAAATTCTAAATTAAAAGCGTTATTATAAGGTGTAATAGAATTTGATGCTTCGTCACCAAAAGCGTTATTATTATCTCTTGGCTCTTCATTATTTCCACCTAAACTTCTGACGTCAAATTCATTTAAACTTTTTATACCTAAGTCAGTATCTAATTCCCCTATAGGTGTTTCATTTATAAATGGAATAATAAGGTCTTTATTTACATCTGTTGTTATATCTCCTTGAACAGGTAGTCCCATGGAATCAACTCCTCCTGGTGCATTCGCTGTACCCATTTCTCTTTCTTGATAATTATTTAAAAGCATTTCTCTGTAAGCATCGCTATCTAAAAAATTCCCTCTTCCTCCTGGCGCATTCGCAGTGCCGATTGGTGTGCCTCCTGGTATATTTGCAGTTCCAATTGGTCTTCCTCCTGGTATATTTGCAGTGATTGGTGTGCCGCCAGGCATATTCGAAGTGCTGTCTAGTCTATAAGCATCATCTTGTTGCATACGGTTTCTATAATAATTATCTGTAACACTTATGTTTAATAAGTCTTCGAATTGTTTTCTGTCTGCTTCTATTTTTTCATTAAGAGTTTCTAATCTATTTACTTCATCTTCTTTTTCTTCAGCATTTATAATCTCTTCTTGATTTCTTGCGAATTTATATTTTTCAGGGTTCATAAATATTTGTTGTTGAACATCATTTAATGCACCTACGCCTTCTTTAAAAAGATTTACAGTTCCTGAGTATAAATTTTTAGTTTGGCCGGATAAAGAATTTAAAGATTTTAAACCCGCACTAGCCATTTCAAACATCTTACCTGGCAAAGCCGCATTAGCCATCGCAGACACCGCGGACTTAATTCCACCACCATAATTTCGTGCATCTTGTCCTAATCTTGTTCTAACATCTCCCCTAACTTCTGCAAAGGTTGGTTGTTGGGCCGTGAAGTATTGATTACTTCCAATATTCGTTTGCCCAAGATTCATTGAGTTAGCTACTTTTAATTCTTCTGGATTTGCTCTTTGATAATTTTTATTACGCATACGTTCTAATTCGTTACGAATATTTGAACCTGGTCCTGTGTCTTGTATGTTATATTTTTGAGCAGCGTCTTGAATAATTTTTTCATCCGCAGCCATTTGATTAGGATTATTTCTTTCAAATGGATTGTCATATCTTTGAATATCTCTATTATAAGGACCTACATTGTCTGTATTAATTTCTTTTGTCGGCTTATCTTTTTTTGGACCTACTCTATAAGCATCATCTTGTTGAACTCTTTTTCTATAGAGCCTGTCAAAGTTAGCTTTTTGTTTTTTTTGTTTTTTTTGTTTATCAGATTCAGCCAT